AAACGACAGTATAACCCAGGGAAGCTTAGACGTGTTCGCCAGCTGATATAAATATAAACATGGCTACCAGAAATACCAGACAATATTCAGACTTTAATCTTCTTTTTTCTATTCACCCGGTCACCGGAGATGTGTTAAGAAAAAACGATGAAGAAGCGGTCAAGCAATCTCTTAGAAATTTAGTATCTACGAGACATTACGAGCGTCCCTTTCATCCTGAGATTGGTTGCCAAATACATGGTCTTTTATTTGAAAACTTTAATCCTGTAACTGTACAGGTTATGAAGAAGACTATTGTAGATACTATTACCAAGTTCGAGCCAAGAGTAACGGTGTTAGAAATTAGTTTGCGAGAAAAAGTCGATGAAAATGATATAGTTTGTGATATTATTTTTAGATTAAATAACTCTGACAGGCCCATTACTTTAACCACATTAATAACAAGAATAAGATAATGTCTAATTTAAGAATAGCCGAACTTGATTTTGATCAAATCAAGTCAAATTTAAAGACCTACTTAAATTCTCAAACTGAATTTACAGATTATGATTTTGAGGGATCCGGGCTGTCTACTCTTTTAGATATCTTAGCCTATAATACTCACTATAATGCTTATTTGGCTAATATGGTGATTAATGAAATGTTTTTGGATTCCGCAGTCAAAAGGTCATCGGCGGTATCTATTGCCAAGCACCTGGGCTATACACCGATATCGGCAAGGGGGGCAGTAGCAAACTTAGACATAGTAGTTACCAATCCTTCTAATCTACCTGCCTCCTTGACCATGGATCGCTACACCCCCTTTACATCTACAGTTGATGGGGTATCATATACTTTTCTCACTACCGAGGCTAAGACTGCCTCCAGGGTAGGTACAACCTATACATTTGCAGACACTGATGTTACTGAAGGTACTTTGCTATCTTTTAGTTATGTTGTAACTGATATTACCCCTGCAGCAAAATACGAGATTCCCAATGAGTCGGTAGATACCACTACTATTAAAGTAAGCGTTCAGACCTCATCCTCTGATACCACGACCACCACCTATTCTCTCTCTACCGATATTACTGGTATAGATGATACATCGGAAATATATTTTCTGGAACAAAATCCTCAGGGTAAATATCAAATATTTTTCGGAGACGGAGTACTAGGTAAGAGTCTAACGTTTGGTAATATTATTAATATTCAATATATGGTAGCTACAGGTTCTGTGGTTAATGTATCTAGTACAGTCTCTCAGTCCTTTGCCGCCGGAACCACTATAGGAGGTTCAAGTAGTATTACAGTGACAGTTAATAGTAATTCTACCGGGGGTGCAGATGCTGAAAGTATTACCTCTATTAAGTTTAATGCCCCCAGGGTTAATGCCGCTAAGAACAGAGCAGTTACTGCTACTGATTATGAAGCGTTGATATTAGCTAATTACGCTGGGGCGGAGTCAGTATCGGTATGGGGCGGGGAGGACAATGATCCTCCTTACTACGGTAGGGTAATGATTTCTTTAAAGCCATATTCTAATTTTACTATATCCGATGCTACCAAAGAATCAATAAAGAATAATATTTTAAAAACTAAGCAGGGTATTACCGTAACCCCGGTCTTTGTTGATCCTACCTTCTTTTTTGTAGGTATTACTGCTGATGTTAAATTTAACTCTTTAATTACCACCCTATCAGCTGATCAAATAAAATCTCAAGTTAATACTACCATAACAACTTTTTTTGCTAATAATGTACAGAAGTTTAATAAAAATTATATTCATTCAACATTAATTAAAGATATTTTAGCTACAAATAGCTCTATAACTAGTGCCTTGGTAACTCTTAAGTTACAGCGTAGAATTATACCAGTCTTAAATACTACAAATTTATTTACTGGTGATACAGCTATTAAATTTAGAAACCCACTTGAACCCGGTACTATTTTATCAAGTTTCTTTTTTGTATCCTTAGCTGGTGTTTCCACATTAGTAAAAATAACTGATTTACCTGATTCTACACCCTCAAGTGATAGTGGCTCTGGGGTGTTAAGACTTATTAATACTGTAAATAATTCAGTAATTTCCTCTAATGTAGGTACTGTAGACTACGGTACAGGAATTTTAACTTTATCTGGAATAACACCTACTGGTATTCCTGCCGGGGTAACTGATATTAGAATTACAGGGAGTGTACAGCAAGCTAACTATAATCTCTCAGTTTCAAGAAATGAAGTATTAGTGCAAGATGATACCACCACGAATAAAATAGGTGGACTAGTTGCTGGTACTAACATAACAGTAACAGCATCAGTATAAGATGTCAACATTTGTAGTATCAAACTACGGCTCAGGTTACTATAGTATTAATGGTAACAGCAATCCGACCCTTAATCTTGTACGGGGTAATACCTACACCTTCCAAGTTAACGCATCGGGGCACCCATTTTGGATAAAAGATGATTTAGTTACTGGTCCGTCAGCTAATGTATATAGTAATGGGGTAACAAATAATGGAACCGATAGCGGTAATATAATATTTGCAGTACCTTATAATGCCCCGTCTTTTCTTTTTTATGTCTGCCAATACCACTCCAGTATGCAGGGCATACTTAGTATCAGCGGTAATGCTTCCTATACTGAAACTCTTACCGATAGTCTTACCCCTAGTGACTCTCTTAGTCAAAGTATTACCTTAGGTACTATTACAGATAGCGTTACTCCTAGTGATTCTATAAGCGTAGGTACTACAAATGCAACTATTGCCGATAGCTCTTTTCCCAGCGACTCGTTAGGTATCGTTGTTAACCGTGGGGGTCTAGGACTTGCTAGAATAAAAGATAAAGTTTCAGAATTAGTAAATAGTCAGCTACCTGAGTTTATCAGATCTGACTATACAACCTTTGTAGCGTTTTTAAAGTATTATTATAAATTTTTAGAGCAAGACCAGGGCGCCCTTGAATTAGTTCAAAATGCTAGAAAATATAATGATATAGATGAAACTACCCAATCTTTTGTAAATTATTTTATATCAAATTATGCTAAAGACTTGCCTGTTAGTTTACAAGTTAATAAATCTCTTTTAGTAAAGAAGATTGAAGGGTTGTATAAGGCCAAGGGTAGCAGCTTATCAATATCCTCTATCTTTAAAATTTTATATGATGCTGTTGCTACTACCAGTCATCCTTATGATTTTGTATTAAGACCTTCAGATGGTAGATGGGCAACCCGAAAATCTATAAGAGTACTTCTCACTTCAGGTAGTGTAAGTGACATAAAAGATAGATTTATTAATATTACCAAAAATAATATTGCTTATACTGCTGAGGTAGTAAGAGTAAAAAGTCTTTCGACAAATTTATACGAAATATTTTTTAAGAGCTTAGTTGATATTCCCTTTGAAATAAACGATACTGTTACAGTAAGCAGTTCAGCAGGAATTATTTTTATAGGTTCAGTTAAACCTACCACTACTACATACGCTATAAGTTATGGGGGTACAGGATTTCGTGAAGGGGAAGTATTTAATGTTTCAGTAGAAGGTACTGATACACTAATGAAAATTGCAAGAGTTGGCGCTAACGGATCAATACAGCTTCTTAAATTTATTAATTATGGTTTTAATTATAATAGTAATTTTACCATTACATTATCTAACGACCTTGGTGTAGCGTCCTCTACAAAATATTTTGATACTAAAGCAGGGGGATTTACTGATAGTTTAAACATGGTTAGTATACATGATATTGCAGATCCTTCAAGATACTTTTTTAGTGACTATGTAAATCCCTTTAATTATACAGGTAATGCACTAGCATCTTCAAGTACAACTTCTCAAGTTTTAACTTCTATTTCAACTGGGGGAACCTCTAATCCCAACGATGCTATTATTACATTTGGTATTGGTACAGTAGCCCAGTACCCCGGGGAGTATATTGCAACTCAGGGATTCTTATCTGAACCTGACGTAAAACTACAAGATAAAAATCTATACCAACCGTTTGCCTATCAGATTGAGTCTGAGTTAGATATCAGCGTATTCTATGATCTAATTAAAAAATTAGTACATCAAGCTGGTACTAATATGTTTGTTAACAGGATTGTATCAACTACCGCAGACGTAAGTGCTAATGTTTCAGTAGAAACTAGAAAAAATGTATTTGCACAATTAAACAGTGTATTTAGTTACTTAGATAGTAAAGTTTATACCTTAACTAAACCATTATCAGATAATACTTCAATATCTGATAATTTATCTATTACGTTTAGCACTACTAAAAATGATAGTGCTACTCTTTCAGAATCGTTAAGTAAGGCTATTAATTTTGGATCCTTCTCTGATAATGTAATAAGTGGGGAAATTATAGGATTCAATGGTCAACTTGAACTAAATGATTCATTTGGAACTGCGTTAATAGAGGATTATACTGACGGTAGTTATTTTGCAAATGTTTATGCAACCACGCTAATAAGAACCCTTGATGACTCTTTATCAACTGCTTTCGTAAGCTTTGAAAACCCAACGGATAATGCTTCGATATCTGAGAACTTGACAGTTGCCTTTAGCACAGTATTAAATGATAGTGCTACACCATTAGATAATAATATAATATCTGTACAGAAAGTAATCAGTGATACTTTATCTGTAACAGATCAATTGCTGTTTGGGGAAGATAAGACTTTAGATGATAATGCTAGTATATTAGAAACACTTACAACCACCATACAAAAACCCATTAGTAATGCCGATAGTATAGTTACTTTAACCGAATCCGGTCAAGGCTTACTGTTGAACTATACTGATAATGTTGCCCCATCTGGTTACTTCTCTGAAGTATACGCTGGTGACCCCGTACTAACAATTACCTAAGTTAGTATAAATATAAAGCTCTCTTCAATTTAAAGGAAAATAGACATGTTCACAGAATTAGTAAATGTAAAAGGTAATCTGGAAGTTATCCTTCTGGATGAAAATGGTCATCAAAAAGACTATAGAAAAGTAAATAATCTAGTAGTTGCAGTAGGTAAAGAAGTTATTGCTGCGCGATTGCTTGGTAACACTCTGGCTGTTATGAGTCATATGGCAGTTGGATCAGATGCTACAGTGGCTGCTACTGGTCAAACAGCTCTAGGTGCTGAGCTAGGTCGTGTAACTTTTGACTCAACTGCAAGGGCTGCTAACGTAAATACCTACATCGCAACCTTTGGTGCAGGAGTCGGTACTGGTGCTCTTACGGAAGCTGCTATTCTAAATGCTGCCTCTACAGGTAATATGTTATGCCGTACCACATTCAGCGTTGTTAATAAGGCAGCTGCTGATACTGTGGTAATTACTTGGAATGTTACAGTAGCATAATATGCCCTTTCTCTTAAAAGATACCATTCACCAATCGTTGGTGGAATCGGTATATAATGAGTTCATATCTCGTAGGTCTAATTATTACTATTTTATTGGTAATATATTAGAGTGGGGTAATGCTAATAACCCCGATACCCCTGTTGGTACTCAGGAATATGAACATTACACCCGTAATGGTATCTTAAGTATTAAGAGAATTAATTTAAGAGATGTATCTTTTGTTGTACCCAGAATAAATTGGTCCTCGGGTACTGTTTATGATCAATTTGATGGTAATTATAGTACTACTTTTACTGCGGAATCAGGAGCAGTAAGTCTAAAAACGGCTACGTTCTATGTACTGACCAGTACGTTTGGTGTTTATAAGTGTATTTTTAATAATAATGGATCAGCATCTACTGTTGAGCCCTCTGGGCAAGATATAGTTACGCTCACAACTGCTGATGGGTATATCTGGAAATATCTTTATACCATACCTTTATCTGCACAGAATAGATTTCTTACTCAAGATTTTATGCCCGTTCAAAGAGCGGTAACAAATGCATTT